ATAGTGAATGCATTCAGAATGTTTGGTGACAAAATGAAGTCTATCGAGATGTGCATTTCAAGGTTTGACGAAGAGACTAGAACTTCTATTCTAGACCTCTACACTAAGGTTGACGATGGTGTTGACCTTGATTCAGAAAACCCTATTGACGAATCAGAGTCTGAGGAGTATAATGGATAGTATGTCTGAAACTGGATACAAATACAACGAAGGAGCTCTGATTAAGGAGCTCCAATCGTATATTGATTCGACCTATGACCAACATTATAGTTTGAACCAGTATCAGGCAACAGAATTTATCATTGACGCTGGTCATGGTGAAGGATTCTGTATCGGGAATGTATTGAAATATGCACAACGATATGGAAAAAAGGGTGGTAAGAATAGGAAGGATTTGTTGAAAGTTCTACACTATGCTATCATACAATTATATATTCATGATTTGGAGAATCAACGTGATGAAAATAAGTGATAATACAAAAGATGTTCTAAAGAACTTCTCAACAATTAATTCGGGAATCCGAGTTAAAGAAGGAAATAAGTTAGAGACGATTTCCAATATGAAAAATATTCTTGCAGTCGCAACTGTAAGTGAATCGTTTCCTACCAATTTTTCCATATACAATTTGCCTGAATTCTTGGGTGCAACTTCCTTACTGGAAGACCCCGAATTTGAATTTGGTGAATCTTCGTTGTCGATTGCTGACAGTAATTCTAAACTTGCATACTTTTATGCATCGGAAGGAATGGTTGTCGCACCCGATAAAATGATAACCATGCCTGATGCAGAGATTACGTTTGACGTAACCTCAACTTTGTTAGGAGACTTACAAAAGGCATCAAGTGTTCTAGGAGTGAATGACCTAGTATTAGAGAGTGATGGTACGACTGTATCTCTAACGGTATGTGATAAGAAGAATGCGGCTTCTAATACCTTCTCACGAGTAGTGGGTGAAGGTGATGGAACACCATATTCTATGAACTTTAAGATTGAGAATCTTAAAATATTAACTGGTAACTATGATGTATCAGTTTCCTCTAAAGGTATCTCGCACTTTAAAAATGCAGATATGGATTTAGAGTATTTTATTGCACTAGAACCCGATTCAAAGTACGGTTCGTAGTATAAATAATATAGAAATGATAGCAGTTCATCTCAACTCTATCATGGGAATGCACCCGTCTCATCATTCTACACTGGTGGTGCATACACAAACAAAGGTGGGGTTGTTTGACTTTTTTATTATGAATGGACGTGAGTATGACTGAGGAATTTTTATTTGTCGAGAAATATCGACCACAAACAATCGAGGAAACTATACTTCCTCAACAATTTAAAGACCAGTTCAAACAATTTGTAGACAAGGGAGAAATCCCTAATTTACTATTGAGTGGTTCTGCAGGTTGTGGTAAAACTACAATTGCAAGAGCATTATGTAATGAACTTGGTGCAGACTATATTATAATCAACGGTTCTGATGAAGGACGATTGATTGATACACTTCGAACTAAAATCAAAAACTTTGCAAGTACTGTTTCACTAAGTGGTGGCCCAAAAGTGGTTATCCTTGACGAAGCAGATTACATTTCTGCAGAGAGTGTTCAACCTGCATTGAGAGGATTCATAGAAGAGTTCTCTTCCAACTGTAGATTTATATTTACCTGTAACTATAAGAATAGAATCATACCTGCATTACACTCTAGGACAACTGTAGTTGATTTTAAAATCAATCCTACAGAGAAACCTACACTTGCAAATGAAATGTTGCATAGGTGTATAAACATATGCGAACAAGAAGATATTAAATCAACACCTGCTGTACTTGCAGAATTGATTATGAGATTCTTTCCCGACTTTAGACGTGTTCTAAATGAAATGCAGAGGTATGGAGTAAGTGGTGTAATTGATTCGGGTTTACTTTCTTCTTTGAATGAAGAAAAACTCAGACCACTTATAAATATGATTAAGGAAAAGAACTGGAAAGGAATGAGGAAGTGGGTCGGTCAGAATTCTGATAACGATTTTTCAGACTTATTCAGAAAGTTATTTAATGCACTAGAACAAGAACTAGAACCGACCTCGGTTCCTGCCTGTGTTTTGATTATTGCAGACTATCAATATAAGGCTGCATTTTCCATGGACGATGAAATTAATTTCGTTGCTTGTTTAACAGAAATTATGTCGGAGTGTAAATTCAAATGACACAATATGATGATTCAGTAGAGAGACAAAGAAGATTACTTCTTGCAGAAGAATGGGCAAAGGGTGTTAAGTCAGTCCATGCACATTCACTTACTTCCTGCTGGTATGACACACGGGGTAACGATGGTTCAGTATTGGACGTTGAGTACAACAACGGTGTTGTAATGAGAGAGATTAAAGATACAGGTGAAATTATATTCTTTGGTGAACCTCTTAAAGGTGATGAACTTCTATCTTCATTCGGTAGACATACAGGAAAATAAATGTCCAAACGTAATCCTTTTGACTTTGTAAAGTCCGTCTCTTATGATAAAAAAGATATCATGATTGATGATATAGAAGAAAAGAATTATGCACCATTTCTTATAAACAAATCTTTGTCTTATCACCAAGATTCTGTTTTCATGACTAATGAGATGAACAATCGACACCACCTCGATAACCGTCTTCAATACGTCTTTTTACTAAATACTCTTAGGAAAAGACAAAGGTTTTCCAAATGGGAAAAACCTTATGTTAGTAAAAAACTCGATACAATAAAACAGTATTATCAAATATCAACACTGAAAGCAAAAGAGTATATGGAAGTGTTATCTGATAAACAGTATCGTGAATTGAAAAACAGAATGAAAACTGGTGGTAAGAACAATGATTGACAATGAGGCTTTAGTATCGGAACTGGTCGAAATAACCTTCCCCGAAAAAGACGACTTCTTAAAGATAAGAGAAACACTATCTAGAATTGGTGTAGCGTCTCGTAAAGACAACGAACTATTTCAATCATGTCATATCCTTCACAAACGTGGAAAGTACTATATCGTACACTTCAAAGAACTATTCAAACTAGACGGTAAACCGACTTCAATTGACGAAGGTGACTTTGGTCGTAGAAATACTATCATTGCACTTCTCGAACAATGGAAACTACTTTCTGTACTCGATAAGAGTAAAATTGTAGAACCTGTTGCACCGTTATCTCAAATTAAAATCATACCTTTTAAAGACAAATCAGAGTGGAAATTAACCACTAAATACACTATCGGCACCAACAAAACCTAAATACTCCTTGAAATAACTTAATAGGAGAATTTTATGTTAGAATTTCTACAATGGGTTATAGCATGGGTACAAGTGATTCCTTGGTTAGTTATGGGTGCATCATTAATTGCAGCCTTAACACCTACACCGATAGACGATGGTATAGTGAAAAAATGCTACAAAGTCATTGACTGGTGTGCATTAAATGTGTTAAAAGCGAAGGACTAAATAAAGAATAATTACGGAGAAAATTATGGAATATATTATCATAGCAATAGTTGTAATAGCAGTTGGATATTCATTTTTAAACAAGAATGAAAGTAAATCTGCACCAGTAAAGAAAGCACCTGCAAAGAAAAGTGTCAAAAAGGCACCTAGTGTTGCAGAACTTAAAAAACTTACTAAAGTACAACTGTTAGAACACGCAGACAAAAATAACATTAAAGTTAAAAGAAGTGGTTCTAAAGCAGAAGTAGTAAAAACTATTGCAAGTCACAAATAAGTGAATTGAAAAATCTTTTTAAGGGGTCTTTATGACCCCTTTTTTTTGTCTAAAAATTATACAATTTTGAATAGTTTGTGAATTTTAGACAAATCAGACCATCGATTTCCTAAATAGTGGTATGGAAAGTATATTTGAATTGATAAGTGAAGTGGGAGCGCCGATTGCAGGAAGTCTAGTAATGGGGTTTTTCATATTTACTGTTATCAAACAGATACTGGAAGGTGTCGTTGATGATATAAAAACACTTACAATTTTCTGTTCTTCTTTGGAAAACAGAGTTAGAAGTATGAATAATGAAATGATTAAAATTGATTTACTAGTGTCAAGTGCATTAGAGCTAAGACCCGACATTGAAAGGGTTGCAAGAGCTGAGAACTTTATAGAGGACGGTAGTTTAGACGTACGAAGAGACTAATTTATGGAAAATCTTGCACAACTCGTATCGGAATACGGATTCCCAATTGTCATGATGGTTGGACTGGGTTATTTTGTTTATTACATATGGTGGTTCGTGGGAGAAAACCTAGAACCCGAAGTTGAAAAACAACACTTTGCTCTTATTAAACTTATTGACCAAGTTAGAATGTTAGACCAAGACCTCATACGTCTACAGCAGAAAGTTGATGTTGTCCTTGAAATGAAAGAGAATGAATTAAAGAAGGGTAAAAATGAAACTAAAAAAAGATAAGGAATTGTTGGTAGTAGGATATGTGATTTTACTATCATTTTTTGCTTCGTCAATTGAAGCAGATGAAATAGTGCATAAATTTAAAAGTCCAAGTTTCAGTGGAATTGGACAAAGTTCACATTATCTTACTATTGAGAATCAAGAAAAGTCTAGACGGGACAAGATTGCTCAGGACATAAGAGACCAAATTGCAAAAGCAGAAAGGGAAGCACAAAATACTACCCTTGCTAAATTTTTGAGAAATGTCGAGAGCAGAATTTATGCTCAGATAGCAAAACAGTTAGTGGAAAATATGTTTAGTAATGGAGAAGCAGCTTCATTCGGAATGTTTACCATAGAAGGAAACACGGTTACATATGAAAAATTAGTCGGAGAAGACGGTGCAGAGTTCATAAGATTGACCATTGTTTCCTCAGACGGAACAACAACAACATTAGATATACCTGTAGGTACTGGTAGTTTTTAAATGAAGAACGTAGGGTTTGTAGGACTGATAATGGTCTTGCTCATGACTGGGTGTGCAAGTGTGCCGACTGCGACTGATACTTGCAGTACTGCAATTATGAACAAGATAGGAACTTGTATCGAACCTGCAGAAACAGTTAAATTACCTACACATTTAGAATTATTAGAATTACCACCTGCAGAAAATATGCCTATTGTTGCAGTTTACGGTTTCCTAGATAAAACAGGACAACGTAAAAGCAAAGATGGAATTGCATCTTTCTCGACTGCAGTAACACAAGGTGGTGAATCATTCCTTATCGATGCACTTAAAACTGCAGGACAAGGAAAATGGTTTAGAGTAGTAGAACGTACAAGTTTAGATGCACTTGTAAGAGAAAGACAAATTGTTCGTTCTGCTAGAGAAGAGTTTGCGAATCAAGAGGATAATAAGGATAAGGATTTGCCCACGGGAATCCAACCCCTCTTGTTTGCAGGAATCCTACTTGACGGTGGGATTGTTGGCTATGATACTAACATTGAATCGGGAGGCCGAGGCGCAAGATACTTAGGTATTGGTGCTTCTAATCAATATCGAAGAGATGTGGTCACGGTAAGTTTGAGAGGAATATCAACACTTACAGGTGAAATATTACTTAATGTACAAACCACTAAGACAATTTTATCGACTGGTGGTGGGTATGATGTATTCCGTTTTGTGGACATGGACACAAAATTAGTGGAGATAGAGGACGGTGTAGCAACCAACGAAGGAGTTACGAAAGCAACTCGTTCTGCAATTGAACTTGCTGTTCTCGAATTAATCTATCAAGGTGACGAAAGAGGATATTGGAAGATAAATTGGCCGATAACTGAATCTAAAATAAAAGAGGAAGTGTCAGACTTTTTAGACGAAAATGAAATCGTCTTAGTTACAGAGGGAAAACTAAATGAAGAATAAATTATTACTCATTATGTTAACATTAGGTCTGATACCTGCAACTTTATTCGCAGGAGCAGACGATAACGAAATATGGTTAAATCAATCGGGTACAGGACTTGTATTGAATTTTACTCAGAAAGGTTATGGCAACAAAGTTGGTTTAGATGATTTCTCAGGGTCATCTGCTGACATGGTTTTAAC